TGGTGGAGTAGATTGTGGCGTAGTACTAGGACGAGTACGTGATGGCGTAGTATTTGGCGTATTGTTTGGAGGAGTACGTGACGGCGTAGTATTTGGCGTATTGTTTGGAGGAGTACGTGACGGCGTGATCTTTGGTGGCATCAATGTAGGAGTCATAGTAGATATAATAACATCTATATCCGTTTTAACTTGACCATTACATAATTTTATTTTATTCATCATAATATTTTATTTAAAATGTTGGTGCAAATTTTGCTAAAACTAATTTTTGAGATGCGATTGTTGTACGTATTCTAAAATATCTACAAGATTTATTAATTGGTAAGGTAACTTCTCTGGTATAAAAGAGAGGAGTTACTAGCGCATTTACTGATGTCCATGATATTCCATCTATAGATGTTTCAAAAACTATATTTGGAGGAAGATAAGAATTATCACTATTATATAATATAAAAGATACAAACTTTAATGGTAAAGAGCAACTAAAATCCATTACCGCGGATATTGTTGATGGATTTGTTATTCCATATCCAAAACAAGTGGCACACAACGGAGAGTTACCATTAGTTCCAGACAATAAAGCCGTTCCATTAGCTTCATTAGCTGATACTGTTCTTAATAATGTTCCTAATATATTATCAGAAGTTGGAGAATTATTACTAATATAAAACTTTCCATTATTTAACCAAATTTTATCAGGTCCATATGATGGAGAAAATGGTACTTGTAGGATTCTATATACTGTACTATATGGAGAAAATGAAGAACTAGCCCAATAGGTTCCAGATTGTGGATCTTCCTTAAATCCTACTCGATCCCTACAAATAAGATCATTCCTTGATATTGAAGTATAAGCTCTGCTGACAATATATCTTCTTTGTGATCCTACATATGTCACATATATTTCTGCATATATTTGATATTTTCCATCTCCTAATTCTTTAGTTAGTAAAGCAAATTGAGATCTTGTGAATTTTATTTTATATATTGGACTTAATGAATTATCATCCCCATATCTTATTCCATAAAATACTGATCTTGTTCCTCCAGAAACAGTTTGGTCCGGTATACTAATTGCTGTTTTTCCACTGGAAGATTGCTTATAAAAGATTATACGAGCATCAACCATTCCACTGTCCAAACTTATACCCTCGGCATCACCCCCCGGCGAATAACTATAAGTTGTTGTTCCACAATATTCATTTACTGTTTTTGGTAAACTTGCTGTAGCGTCAGAAAAACTTATAGAAGGTCCTAAATCACGAGTATATTTAAAATTATTACGATCATTTGATAATGGAATAATTTTTATAACTATATCATAATCTCCTGTGGTTGGATTAATTTCTAGTTCCATATCAAAAGTTGGAGAATTAGAAGCCGAAGCATTTTCAACAGGAGTGAATGGTTTTGAAGTCGGTGTTGGTGTGGGAGATGTTTTTGGTAAATTTGTTATTGTTGGTGTTGGTGTTGGAGATGCTATATTATTCAATATAGTATATTCTTTACTTAAACTATCTATATAGACATTATAATTGTAACTAGATCCCAACGTCCATACTTTTTGTCTCTTAAAAATACTAAAATTATAACTACTATTAATATCTAATTTTAAATAATATGTTTTTCCTGGTTTAATAAAATTATCTACTATATTTACTGCTCGCTTGTTTGTCGCACTCTCAACATCAAGATATGCTATATTAAGATCAATTGGATATATAATTTCACCACTACTAGCATCAATTAATTGACTATAATTATTTAATGAATTTGATACTATATAATAATTTGCAGCATCATTAATATCAACTATATTAAAACGAATAGCTAAACTATCTTTATATTTTTCTAAACTATAATTTACTGTTGGAGAGAAAATTGTAGTAGAGTTAGGATTTGTTGATACTTTATCAGAAACCACCTCATATTGTTTTGGATTAATGTAGCTCGACTCCGCACCCGTATACTCAGATACTACTTTAACCAGATAAGTTCCATTTGACGGTACAGTTAAACCGTATGCTATCTGTCCAAGTGCTCTATATTCATAGGGAATATTTTCTACTCCAAATAATCCATAAATACCATTATTATAATGATCTGGTATGGAAAAGGTCCAAGTTATACCATTATCATTGCTATAATAAATTTTATATCCTAATAATCCGTCATATTCAGTTTTAATCGGTTGATCAAAAGTTATATATAAACTCTTATTACCAGCAACCACACTTAAATTTCTTATTATTCTATCGGGATCCGTAGTAATTGGCGTAGGAGAAGAGCCTGTAACAGCGAACGATACGGTGTTCGAAACAATAGAAGCATTTTTTTCATATAGTGTTGAACGGTCGGTATAATAAACTCTCATTCGTGCAGTGTAGTTTCCAACAGGCAAAGTTTTAGTTTTGTAAAGATATGTTGCATTTCCTCGATAGGGATATGTAATATTTTGTGGAAGAGATACTGTTAAAGGATATGCTGATAAATTTTCTGTAATTGTAGAATTAGAAAAGTCTATAATCTCAAAAACATATGATACTGGAATTCTATTTGATAAAGGCTGTATTTCAAATGAAAAAGTTCCATTATCAGATATTGCTAAAAGTTTAGGAGCTAATGGATTCACTGTTTGGTTTACATTTAACGATATATCAGGAGGATCTAACTCATAAAATCCTGCCGATTTATAAACTGGAAGATATCCAATATTTACATTATTAACAATTGAATCAATACTAAAGCCATCATCTGGAGATACAGCTCCTATACTAAATATATTACTACCATCACTATAATTAGCAGTTAAACCTATTCTATATATTAATCTATTAATTTGATTTAAAGATGATGGATTATAATTAAAATCATATGGTTCGTCTTGTATCTTTAAATCTGAAAAAGTTATCGGAAATACCTTTTTAGACGATGTAGACGATGAGGAATCTGGTCTTATCAAAAATTCACCAAAGATTTGCCAGTATTGCCAATTATTCGGAAGTGGCACGGTATAAGCATACCTTGCATAAATTATTACACTATAAGAATTCAAAGTAGGATTTCTAGTAATACCTCTATCATCAGTCCAAGATATTTGCTTAATTAATGATTCATCCCATTCTAATAAATAAGACCCTAAATATTTTTTGATAGTAAAATTTTGAGGAGCTTCTGGTAAATTTTGAGAATATAACTGAGAGTTACTAAAAACAGATATTGGTTTTGTTATAGTAGGAGTAGGCGTTAATGTTTTTGTTTTTGTTGGTGTTGCACTTAATATTGGTGCATTTTTTGTTTTTGTTACTGTTATTGTTGGTGTTTTAGTTTGTGTTGATGTAATAGTTATTGATGGTGTTGTAGTTATAGTTGGCGTTTTAGTTGGTGTTGGCGTTACATATGCTGAATCTATAACTTTTTGTCCGAATCCTGAAGATCTCATGTCACTGCGAGTTGTATAAGTAAAATTTCCAGGAATAACATTTTTATTTCCAATATAATTACTATAAAAATACGTTGTATAAAAACCATTATTATTAGATAATCTTACTTGAATATAATAAATTTTATTTATATCCATAATCCAATCATTTTTCATAAATAATATTGTATTATTTGTTGATCCATTAGAAGAGATAGGATTTCTATAGCCATATGTTGATCCTTCTGACCACACTCTAGCCTTATCAAAAGATGTTGAATTCCAAACTCCTGATGCTCCTATTATTTCATTAAAAGGAACAGTAGCAGTTCCTAATGAAGTATAAGTTCCGCCGCTACTGCTGTAGGATAATGAAGATGCTTCAATTGGTGAAATTTCCATTTTTGAAAATGGTGAATTTGTTATACAGGAGATATCTGGTAAATTAATTAATAAGCATATTTGATTGCCTCTTAACGAATTAAAAAGAATACCAGCATCTATATCTATTGGACATCCAGAAGAAGATATTAGTCTTTTTGTGGTGGTTGGAGTTGGAGTTATAGTAGTTGTTATTGACGGTGTTATTGTTTTTGTTGGAGTTGGTGTTAATCCTATAAACGGACTAGTATTATCAAAATTATCAAAAGTAATTGTTTTGTTAGTAAAATTATATTTGAATGTTGTAAATCTTTCTCCAGAATCTTTATTTGTACTAACTATAACTTTAGGTGTTCCATTGATTCTCTTCTTTGATACATAGTTAATAAAGTTTTTAAGATCATAAGAGTCTCTTACGCCCGATTGATATAAATCAGCATAAATTTTTACCGGATTTGTATTAATTGTTCCTTCCCAATAGGCTCTTAAATCTAATTTAATTTCATTTATATTTTGGTAATCTAATTTAATTTCATTAAGATCTATAATAATAGATTCATATGCTGGTGATCCTACTTTATCTCCCACCCATTTTATATAGCTAGAAGATGAATTATTTCCGGGTGGCCAATCGAATCTTTTGCCGGTTCCTAGATAATCTTCAACAGTACTCTGACCAAAATCTGGATAAATCATTCGTGATCGTAAATTAAGATCCCCACTATCAAATTCACAAGTAATAACAATATAATCCACATCATAAATATATTGTTTGGTATTTAATGATACTGGTTTTGAAATTATACCATAACCTAATTCTGGCTCAGAACTTAAAATTTGTGCGTAATCTAGTATATCTATAATACCGTCATTATTTACATCTGTAACATTTGGATAATTAGCTATTACTTCAAAACTATGAACTCCAGAATGGCTAGTTTGATACGTATATGAAGTACTAAATCCAATATTTTTTTCATATTCTATCCAAGATGTATTACCAGAACTATCGATAGGCCCATATATATTTAAATAATATTCACCAGAAAAATTTAAATCTCCATTTTTTCTTTCTTGTGGTGGATTCCAAGATAAATTAAGAACACCAGGAAAGGACTCTACAACTTTTAAAGAATTAGGACTATTTTTCAAATCTTGTGATGGAGACGCCCCATTAAACTCTATCGTTGCAGATTCGTATCGTTTAATATAAGGATCATTTAAGCTAGTTATCTGATCATAAGAGTACGGAGAGTATCCTTGTTTTTGATATACTGCATAAACTTTACATGTATATAATCGCGGTTGAATACCTTTAATCGTTATAGATAATTGATCAACAGATAATGGTTTATCTTCTGTAGTATAAAATTTAGTTACTATATTATTATTGTAATAATATATTTCATAACCAACCAAAGAAAAATTTATGGTTTCAAGATCAGTAATTGTAAATTGAGTTGTAGTAGGAGCACTCCATTCTAAATAAACGCTTTTATTTCCAACTGTTGCTTGTAATCTTTGAGGTCTTAAATTTGTTTTAGGATTAGTTGGAGTTGGAGTAAGAGTGGTTGTTGGTGTTATTGTTAATGTGGGGGTCGGAGTAACTGGTTGTAAATAAGTATATACTCTTGACGATTTAACAATTACTTCGTTACCTGTTGATGAATCAATATATTTAGTAGCTACTTCAAAAGAGTAATTTCCAGATTTATCTCTTACTGTAGCTGAAAAAATAGTATCACTATAATCAGATTGATATTCTAATATATTGTCTTTATAAAATAGTAAAGAATATTTTTTATTACAAATTAAATTTCCAATAGTAAAATCTGTTGGATTAATCCAAGATATATCGGCTACACTTGGCGTTGTTTTTGTAAGTGTAACACTTGGCGAATTCGGGGTGGTTTTTGAATAACTTGTAGACCCTATTACAGTTGCTGAATATGTTCCATCATTATATATACTTTCAATTTTAATTTGATATGATGTGCTATTTGATAAATTTGTTACCAAAGCATTTGTCATATTTGATGGAAATGTATATCCAAAAGCAACAGGAATCCATTGAAAAGTTGTCACATTATCAGCATAGTATACCTTATATCCTACTAAATTAGTAAATTGTGCAGGATAGTCCCAAGAAACATAAATGCATTCATTCCCTTGTGTTGTTTGTATATTTGTGACTGTTTTTCCAAGAGGCGTGGGAGTTACTGGTATTTTTGTTGGAGTTCTAGTTACAGTTACTACTGGTAAAAATGATGTTGTTGGGGTTGGTGTCTGTATTATTGTAATATTTTTTGTAGGGCTTCTTGTTGGTGTTGTAGCAATATTTTTTGTTGGACTTCTTGTTGGTGTTATTGTTGAAGTAACAGTTTTTGTAGGTGTTGGTGACGGCCCAATCTCTACAGTAGTTGCTGTTAATTGTTGTGACCAAATTGGTCTTTGAAGAAGATTAGGATTGGTTGGTAAATTAGTTTTATCAACACTTAAGTAAACAAAACTACCATTAGATGTTGCATTTAAAGTACTTACTCTAAAGTCATAACTTTTACCAACTTCAAAAATATCATTTCTAAATATATATGAAGTTACACTACTAGTTGTGGTTGGTAATAAAATTGTAGGAGCACTATTAGATGATGTTATTGGTGGCCAACTTGCAGAACTTGATAGTTTATACTGAATAACATATCTATTATCTGTATTTGATGATACGGCACCTAGCTCGCCAGACGATCCTCGTATTTGACTTGGTGGCGACCATGATAATGTAGGTCCAGTTGATTTATAAGAAAAAACTAAATTTCTAGGACATTGAGGACCACCAGATGCTGAAAAATATGGTTTCCATGAAAGATTGTAGGTTCTGTCGGTCTGAGCAATAACTCTTTCCGCTCCTATGTGACTTAATACCACTAAACGAAATTCATAATATAAATTATTAGATAAATTATTAGCAGCATAGGTGATAGTTGATGGACCAGAAGTATTTATCACTCCATGAGGTATCCAATTTCCACTAAAAGCATCTATTGCATTATTTGTAAATCTATAGTCAACTCTATATAAAGATTCATTATAGGCTAAATCACTAGGTTTAGTCCAACTTAATGAGATATGCTCGTTTCCTGCTACTATAATTTGAAAATTATTCATAATAATTAATGACTATGGGATATATTGAATTGTTCCTATTGTTGGATAACTGGAACTTGGAGTTGGTGGAGGAGGTTCGGATATAGACGGTGTTATACTGGGCGTCAAACTTGGAGATGGAGTAGTTGACGGAGTAGTGGTTGGGGTTGCAGATATTGTTAAAGTTATTGTTGGAGTAACAGTTATTGTACGAGTTGGTGATATTGTTGGGGTTGCAGATAATGATTTTGTTACTGTCGGAGTTACGGTCTTAGTAATTGTTGGTGTTCTTGTTGATGTTTTGGTTGTTGTTGGGGTTCTTGTTAAAGTTGGTGTTGCTGATGATGTTTTACTAACGCTAACGGTGTTTGTTGGAGTCCTTGTTAATGTGCTAGTTACTGTTGGAGTTTTAGTATTAGCAGGAGTTTTTGTTATTGTAGGCTCAGGTGTTGGTGTTATATTTGGTGTTTTTGTTATACTAAGCGTTGGAGAAGCTGTTTTAATTGGTGTTTTTGTTCTTGTTATTAAAGGAGTCTGACTGATTGGTGGTGTTTTTGTTGGCGTAGCAGTTTTAGTTGGTGTTTTGGTCGGAGTCTGACTTGTCACAATATCATGACAATCTCCACAGTCTGATATTATTTTAGGATTATTCAACATAATTTATAATACCTTTGCTGCTATTAAACAACCTTTAGAAACCGCATGTAAGGGGTCTGAAGCGTGTTTGACTACTTTAATCGGTAGTGGAAATCCATTCTCTGATAATTTTTTAGTAAATTGCTCAACATAACCTTTGGCCTGAGATGTCCCGCCAGCAACAACTACTGTCAATGGGTTTTTAAATTTTGGTAAAGATTTATGACCAGATAATGCAGAAGTCAGTTGTTTAGTTGTATAATCAATTAATCTTTCATAATAAGATGATACGGCTGAAAGTACAGGATTATCATTATGTTCGCCAATTATAAAACCACCACCCTCTTTTTCTGCTTGGACTACACTATCTTTTTCTCCTGTTGCAACAGCACTCATACGATCCACCCAATCGCCTGACTTGGTAGTGCTAAATACTACTGTCGGTTCACCATTCAACATTACACAAACATTAGTCATTCCTGCACCACAAGATACAGCAATTCCAGTATAATCTTCATCAGCTAATTCAGCATAACATAAAGCTTCGGCTTCATTAATAGCTTTAGCATCATATCCACATTCACCCAAAATAGCCTTGACTACATCCTCATGGTAACCAACATCAAAATCTTCATCTTCTTGATCAACAGGTTGTGCTGGTACGCAGAATACCAGTTTCTCATTTAGTTCTGATGCCTGACCGGCCACTTCTTTTAAAATGAAGGCCAAGACACGTTTAGCGTCCTTCTCTTTGGCCGACACGACTCCTTTACTCATGGGTCTTTTTGCATTATCATTACGTTCAATAGCTTTTTCAATTGCGTCTTTACCTAGAATAATAAATGATCCATCAGCATCTTTGATAAAAACTTTTCCAGATAGACCCTTCTCAATCATTTTTGTTGCGACAGGAGTTGTCGGTTTGATAATATAAAAAGCATCCCTAAAATCCTTATAACTTATTCCACCAGATGAATCTTGGGATAAAACAATATAACTAGTTCCAACATCTAAACCTTTGCTCATAAATATTACCTTTTTATATTTTTAAGTTTATTGATTGAAGATTCTATATCTTCATTAGATATTTTAGTTTCCCCAAGGTTTTCGTATTTTTTCTCCATATCAGATGTCTTAATATCTGTTACATACTTACTTTCGTCAATAGTAACTTTGTTAATAGTTTTATCATTATCAGATTTATTCTTGTTAAAGAATGAAACTGGCTGACTCTCAATAATGGTCTGACTATTCTTTAATCGACCAATAAGATATCCCAAAAAGAAAAATACTATATTTAATAGTACTAATATAATCAATAATAAGTATATAGTATCTGCCATAGTATCCTCTAAGGTAGATTACACCACTATACAAATAAAAAAGGGGCCAAAAAGGCCCCTTTAGTATCTCAACATTGGACTATTTGATGTTTATCTTATCAAGGTTGTGATCCTAAAACTCTTCCCTTTTGAGTTCTAATAACATAACCTCTTCTAACTAAGAATGGCTCAATACTATTTTCAATTGTTTCTATTGCTATGCCTGTCATTGAAGATATTGCTTTTAGTCCAAGAGGAGAGCCTTTGCTTTTCTTCAATAGATCAATATAAAGTCTATCATAAATATCTAAACCATTATTATCAATACCTTGAACAGCAAATATCTCATCAATAGAACTTACTTTGTCAGGATGACAGGAGACATAATTCTTGTACCACTGCAATCGTGAATTCAAAATTCTCGGAGTACCTTTGCTTCGTTTAGCAATTTCCAAAAGACCCTGATCATCTATGACTATTCCTAATTTTGCAGAATTCGACCTTGCAAGTTTAGCTAGATCATCATCCTTATAAAATGATAAATGTTCTTTAATTGTGAATCTATCATAAAATGGCTGACTTAAACTTCCACCACTAGTGGTTGCACCAACAACTGTAAACATGGGTAGTTCTACTGTTTCTGGAACGTCTTTATCATCATCGTTTTTAACAGTAATATTTAATACAAAATCTTCCATAATAGGATAGAGAAATTCTTCCACAATTTTAGGCAATCTATGGATTTCATCAATAAATAATACTGATCGTGGTTCAATTCCCATAATATAAGGAACAATATTTTTGATGCTACGAATATTTGCCGCGTTGGTAGTATAAAGGTTCACTCCCAACTCGTTCGCTATAGCACTCGCTATGGTGGTCTTGCCAAGGCCGGGAGGCCCGTCTATTAAAACGTGAGGCATCACCGTGCCTGTGTTTTTACAACCCGTCACAGACACTCGCAGACGTTCTTTCACCCCGTCCTGCCCAATAATTTCATCAAATGTTGATGGACGCATACCGTTAGCCATTTTTTCCTCCAAAAGATTGTAAAGCGTTTTTAATTAGTAATCCAATGTCATTAGTTTTACAGAAATTATACGACTTATTGATTAAGTCATTAGATTCCCCTAACTCAAATCCGTAACCAACAAGAATTTTAACACACCGATCCAGAATGTCAACAGGAATAGTGTCAGTATTATTTTTAGGCGTTTCTTGCTTACGTTTTCTTTTTTCATAAACTATCTTAATGTTTTTTATCTGTTTGGGTTTGAAAACCAAACCGCACTCACAGACTATCTTAAAATTTTTAACTTGTGCTTGTCTTAGAAACAGCCAATGTTCATTGTCACAAGTTTCAGACGGGCATTTATATTTGAATGAGGCATCAACTTCAATCGGTTTCTGGTTTTTCAATTTTGTTTTTATCATTGTCTTTGATCCAAAAAACGAAATCATTACTCTCGTTGTCAAAACCTGTTTCCAAAACCCCTTTGTTTACAAGGTTGTTCAACATATTGCTAATCATTCTGTCATTCAAAGATTCTAAAATCTGCATAAAAACTGTATCATTAACCATATACCTTATTTTTTTTGTCTTTTTATTGGTTTGCTTTTTGAACATTGGATCTGCTATTATTAGAGATTCTTCTATAGATAATATTTGATCTAGTTCTTTTTGATCTTCTGGTTTTACAAGGGTTATATCATCAAATTCTGGAAAATCTT